GCACAGTTTACTACCTTGGAACGAAAGAGAGCTCGACGTTTTGTCCTTTCTGGTCTTCCTCTGACCTCACCCTGACGAGTTCGCCCACCCCTGAGAAGGAAATAACAACGTATTTCATTCTCACGGAAGGCGATCAAGTCAGAGAAAAGGACTGTATCCTCGTAACAATCGTGCCCAACGTCACGGAAACGACCCATCGTAAGATAGATCTTCCTGAACGTATAAAAGGCACGACTGTCACGAGGAACAGCCCTTTGAGGTCTGGGGAAGAGGCCCTCCTCTCTATACTGCCGCTTCTCAAGGACTTCCTTAGCAAGCTCGGGCAGGTCGCGGCTGCATGCAGCAGCGAGCCTGATCCTAGCTTGCCTAGGTACCTTGAGACCTCTTCCTGTGTAACCAAGACCGCCCACCGACTGAGGAAGTCGGAGGACGGTATTGGAAGACCACGGGAAGAGGGTCTTCTGTACCCTCTCTGCCCTCCTGAGATACAACTTCCACTGGTCGTCAGACGCCGACAATGGCTGAGATACCCCAGGTGGAGGACAAGGAGGCGGACAGAAGGCAACGGCAGTAGTATTCATTGTGCCCTGAAGCACATAATGTCTCTCACACAAAGTAAAACTCCGTTGAGAGACAAATGTCTTCAGGCGGTTAACGGCAGAGCCTACGGCGGCGATACAAGTAGAATACTCTTCGAGCCCATAAGGACCCGGAGAATACCCTACCGCATCGTCGCCGTGAGTAACAGAGTGCTCGAAAGCACTCGTAGCCCATGCGTTAACCCAAGACAGCACAATGAAACTGAGAGGAGTGCCCATCGGACTCCCCCTCTTCGCTATCTGAGCTCTCTCGCCCCAGAACCAGGTTGCCTCAAATCCTCCGACACCGAGACCGCGGCAAGCCGCGTCGACGTCGGAAGACCTGATTCGTCCAGCATCCGAGAGAGCCCTGATAACTATCTCCACCGCTTCAAGGGAAAGTCCGTCCGTCGCCTTGCTGAGGTCGACGGAGTAGAACTTCCCCCCTGGCGGAACTCGCAAGGCCCGAGGAAATCCGGATCCGGCAGGATCGAAGTGCTTC